CGCTACTCTAAGGCTGCACCTAGCCTTGTGGTTGTTGGCCAGCGGGGTCAGCTACAGCTTCCCGGGCCACAGGTCCACGATCGTTTCCGGCTTGAGGCGCGGGTCTCCCGCTACCACGTCGGAAAATGGCCCCTCTGGCACGTCTCGGCCTCTCGCCTTGCGCGCCTTGGGGTCTCTCGGTCCTCCTGGGCGGGGGCGCTGTCTGCCCTTCCCCTCGGACCTGGCGGGGCGAATTTCGGCTGCGTTGAGTTGGCGCATTAAAACCTCCACGTCCGCGGAGCCCTCCTCTTCGGCTAGCACCGCGGCCACGGTCGGTTTGGACAGAAACGAGTCCGTCGCGTTGGCTATCTTCTCCTTGATTGCCATCAGGCACGCCGTGTAGTTCGCCACGTCCCTCCTCACCTTGCTGCACTGCTGGCCGTTGGCTATTGCGGTCAAGCAGTGTGCGCTGGTAGTTAGACAAAGGCCCAACTGGTTGGACAACTCCTCTAACTGCTCTTGCATGATTAACGTTTCGTTGTGCTGTGATGGAAACGTCGTCCACCTCCGGTTCCGCAGGTGTTCCGTCGGGCAAAACCCCATGAGCGTAGTCGGGTTCAACTCCGCCCAACGTGGGACCGGACCAGACGTTGTTACAGGCGCGAAGTTCCTGTACCAACACTCGTAGTCGCTCAACTGAATATCCGGTGCGACTAGCTATACAATTCATCATCAATTCGCTGTCTTCTTCTTTCTGGGGCCAGGAGCCAGATTCAACTAACCAATATGGTTTCTCTCTATTGGCGTCCTTGCGCAGGCTTCGCCTTGCTGTTACGTGTGGGCTATAAAGCCTGGTCACCATTGCCGCGTAATCGCTTGTAATCGGAGTCAGTCTATCAGTCACTAAGTATCCTTCCAACCTGTCGGTGGCAGCGTCCGCCAATGGCACGTTGGGGTCTCTCATCGTGATGTGCAACTTTTTCCAAGTTCGCAGGGGGTCCTGGAAGGAGGTCGTCGTACTCAAGGGATCAGGGAAAACTCTTGCCAGGAACACTACCCCGTTCTCCGGCTTACAGTTTTCAACCTTCAACTTCATCCCCAAATTTTCCGCGGCCTTCACCCACTGCCTCTTATACTTGGCCTCAAACAGTGAGTCATCCCCAAAAGCGAGGCCTATAGTTCGAAAAGCCTCCTGTGGGGTCGCGTGTTTGTCTGTGCTTCGAATCGCTACATACTGCAAAAAGGCGTTGAGCACGGTGTTAAGGTCACAGGTTGTCGGTGACCCACTTTTGACGCCGGGGCCGGCGTCGTACCTGAAGCCAAACTTTTTCGCCACCGCCGGACAAGATACTAACATGTCTGTATAATGGCGCAGTTCCTCCCGAAAGAGTAAACTGAAATAGCGGTGGTAAACGGCGTTCATGACGTGACGTTGCAGCCACACGGAAACGGAGCCGTCGAAGTTGGAAAAATCCCCCTCGATGACTTGCTCAACGTTAGCCGCGTAGTCGCAGACCTTTACCGCAATGTCGCTGGGGGTTAACCCGGGGCAAAACCAGTGTGAATTGTGTTCGCCATGTAGCACGTCGTTGCGGAACGCCAAGGTGAAACGACTAAACATGAGTAGGAAGCGGGCGTCAGGGAAAGATGAAATGATCCGCCCGTTCTTGCTGGTGGGTTCATTTTTAACGAAAGACTCGATAAGCCTCCTGTGTTTTACGTCGAGGGTGTCCCAGATGTTTTTGACAGCTAGTACCTGAGTGGGCTTATCCAGCAGCTTTGCTGCTTCTTCTACTGTCAACGGGACACCGATGGATTGGTGGGGCACAACTTGCTCAACGAATTCAATAGCCAACCCTTGGATATACTTGGTCGGCATCTTATGGTTGGCAACCATTGTGACTCTCCTTTCTAAAGACTCTGATAGCACCTCCCAGCGTCTAGTCATTGGTGTTAAGTTTGGAGCGTCAGTGAGGCTACGCGCATAGACTCTACTGCTAGTCTCCGGAACGTCCGCGTCAATGGGATATGGCCAGTGGACTAATGTATTGGATGCCACGATGGACGCGCAGTCATGCAAGATCTTACTA